GGGATGACTCAGCACTGTTTGCAAAGTGTTGGGCAGTCGCGGCAGCGGCGAAGCTGGGTTATGATATCGTTGGCGCAATCGGCGGTGTAGGCAAGTTTTCAATGAGGCTAGGCCAAACTGAGTTTCTGCGTATATGGTACGACTCGAAGGGATGTCACGGATACCCAGCTCGATCACTAGTGGGGCTAGTCCAGCGCAAGCCGTGGTCCAACACGCCATGGGACCCAGCAAATGTGCTTTCAAACATCTTCGACGCAGTCACAACGACTCGCCGGCGCACAAGCCATTGGGAAGAGATTGATGAACTCTGGGCTACACTCAGCTCGACGTGGTGCGAGATGCATGGATTGAGACGTGAGGTAGTATGGATACCACGAGAAGCGGGCGGCCTAGGGATTGAGCCGCCACCGCCGGGGCTGGTGGGGCGCGTCGAGCCTGCAGTGGCGCAAGTGCCGAAGCAAGGGTTTGAGATCCTAGGACAGAATGACTGGCGAAGCAAGCGGATCGCGAGTGATATCCTCAGGAAGTACGGCGTAACACTGAGCGAACGAGTGGCAGCTGATGCAGCGAAAGCGCAGATCAGCGGCGCTGTGATTGCCGACGATATTCCAGTTGTAGCATCAACACTGCGCGATAGCTGGAGGGCCGACCTGAAGGCAAGGAGGCGGATGGTGGCAGTGCACCGAGCCAGAGAACAGCAGATCACAAAAACAAAGCTAAGCACAGTATCAGCAGACAATCTCGCACTGGTGACAGACAGACTGAGGGCAGCAGCGCCTGCGTTTGGGAGCCACCCTGAGATCAAGGAACTGAAAGAGGACTACCGACTGATCAACCCCGATGTCGGGTTCAAACAGTGGTTGAGCCAGGTTCGCCCACGAGTGTATGAAGCACTCACTCGCTTCCACAAGAGTTGGCATATCTCAGAGAGGCTTGATTATCTAGCAGGAAAGCTGCTGCTTAGGCCGAGGCTGATCAATCCGCAACTGGTGGGAATACTTGCGAAGGCAGTAGCTGCGGAGGTGACACCACAGCGCGCGAATCGCGATTGGCGGACGCTGTCAGTCGGTCGAGCGTACGAATGGGAACTCTACACTTCACCACTGTCCCAGAAGATCTACAGATGGTAGAGCACTACATGAGGGATCTGGTACCGCCCTAGCAGGAACTGCAGGGTGACTTAACGGGGCACGTGCC